TATTATAAAAGATTTAAAAAGGAAGACTTTAATGAATTTATTCAGTTTTTTGAAATTAAAAATAAACTAGAAATTGATTCTAGAGTCTTGAAACATATCGGTTCAATTCTTTTTAAATGTTTTAACTCAAGGAATGTTCGGTGTCGAAAATATGAATATAGTTTTATTGATGATGAATTTTTAATATTGCTTTATGTCGATAGAAGTTTTGATGAGATTGACGCTATGAATTCAGAAATATTTAGTAAATGCTATGATGAGGGTTTAATTGATGAACTGAATAAACTTTCATATTTTATTATTCCTTATGAAGTGGGCGTGGATTGAAAAATGGCTACTACAGATACACTAAATTACTGTTATGAGCTGTTAGGTAATTCTACAAAATATGATGAATGTCACAAAAGGAATATTATAGGGCGTGCTTATTACCATGCTTTTTATGAAGTCCGACATCATTTAGAACAACGACTATTATGGCCAGTAACAAAGACAAAATGTGGAGCTCATGAAAAAGTCTATAGCAGACTTAGTGGGTACCCTGCGGGTTCAACGTCTGAAATGATTCAGAAAAGAGCTGCGGAAATCAAAAATCGAATACAAAAATTAAAGAGGTTTAGAACAACAGCTGACTATCATCTTCATCTAACGATTTCAAATCAATTAATAAACTATATTTTACATGAATCTAGTCAGATATCTGAAGAAATATCAAGACTTTAGTTGTTAAAGATACTTTTATACCGACCCATTATGAGGTCGGTTTTTTATTACCTGAAGGAAAGTTATGTACAAGTTAAAGCTAAATCCTCAGACCAGCGGCTATGGCGTAACACCGGGAGATGATGTGAAACGTCAGCAGATGGACGGCGGTCGTGGTCGCTATTACATCGATGTAAAACGTAATAGCCACATTGTTGATGTGAACTGGAATTTAAGTAAAACCGATTTCAATAAAATGATGGCTTTCTGGCGGATCTATCAGAATAAGCCAGCTTCATTCTATGCGGATTTGGTCATAGACCAAGGAACACGTCAGCAATACCAATGCAATTTCATTCCGAACTCGTTCAAGACCAATGAAGTGAATGGCAACCTTTACCGGGTAAATGCACAGCTCGAAGTTGTTCAAAACCAGCCTAACCTTACGGCCGATATAGCTTTGATTAAGGATTGGGAGGTCTAATGGATAACGAATACGCCAAGTTCTTTTTCAATCGTAAAGTCGATGTTTATCAACTGGAATGTATTGAGCTTTCTCATCCTTCCTTTATGAACATATACCGAATAGTTCGTAATGATGATCGTGGGGTGTATGTACAACATAAGGAAGGATCCGGTCAGGTCTATTATGAATTTTTGCCAGCATCTATTCAAAGATCCGGAATGCTGGGTGATCTGGACCAGACATTAACCGTTTCTATCTCTGGTCTAGGTGATGTGATGCCAGATGAGTTTGAACGGGTAATCGAAGGGCAATATCCAGATGTAAAGCCAACCGTAAATTACCGGATTTACAGTTCAGACAATCTGAACTCTCCAATGTTTTATTTACTTGGACTGCAACTCTCCAGTGTTGCCATGAACCATAAAGCTGTGACGTTCAAAGCTGAATCTCCACGATTAAATACCGCTAAAACTGGAGATATCTTTGCACTAGACCGCTTTACTGGTCTCAAGGGGGCTATATGAAAAGTCATGATCATTTGCTTGATAGACAATATGACGAGGAAAACTACAACTGTGTTCATTTTGCTCATGAAGCTGCATTGGATCTATATGATATTGATCGAGGAGAGGCGCTTGAGTTTTTTATGAAGCCCGTCAAAGAGAAGGTATTTCTGCCATCAAGATTGAAGTTACTAAATCCATTGCCCATGCCCAAGGAAGGCTGCATAGTCGCCTTTCACTCTAGATACCGAAACAAGCCCCCACATGTGGGGCTTTTTCGTTTGGGGCGTATTTTGCATTTGCAGGAATCAGGCGTTTCATGGATGCCAATTCAAGTCGTTCAAGCATTTGGATTTAATCGTGTGAGTTTCTATGATTAAGATTATTTATAAACAAGACCCTTTATCCGAAGACAAAACAATTGAACATGCTGAAACTTTGGGTCAATGGCTTACTTCAAAATATGACCATATGCCTGAGCATGTCCGTATTTTTCATACCATAAGCAATATGGATCATGCGGAAATTTCATTTGCGAATGAAGTCACACCGAAGAATGCATATGAATTAAAGCAGCTCGATTTCTTGCCAGGCACTTTCATTGTAATTGAGAATCCCAAGGGTATAGACCCCATAACTCTAGCTTGGATAGCGGTTGCTTCTATAGTTATGGGTGTGGCTGTTGCATTATTAATGCCTGTGCCCTCAATTACCCAAACCAACCAGAATAACAATCAATCCTCGTCTGCAAATAACGAATTATCAAACCGTGAAAATAAAACTCGCGTAAATGGTCGTATCGCAGATATTTATGGTGCCGCTCACGATACCCCTGATCTGATTACTGTGCCTTACAAGGTATATGAAAACAATGTCGAAGTAGAGCATGTTGTTGGTTGTATTGGTCGTGGTCACTATAAAATTAACGGTGCATATGACGGTGAAACCAACATTGTTGATATTGCCGGCGCATCGGTAGAAGTCTTTCGACCGGGTGTCGATATTGTCTCGGGTGAGCCATATTTCTCGCTTGGTACCGAAATTACAACTCCACCCTTAACAGTTCAGCATCAAACTTCTGTTAATGGCCAAGTTTTACGTCCTGCTGATACACAATCTTTAGAAGGTACGAACTACCTTCATTTTGCATATCCAAACGAGATTCTTCGGGCAACGGCAAACAACACAGATTTAACCACTAAGTTTGTAAGTAATGACCGCGTAGAAATCACGAATGCCTCATTCACGTTTAACGGCCAGACTTATGATTTAAACGGCACTTACAGTGTTCTATCGGTAGCTGATGATCGAATGACGTTATCAAATCCGGCGGCCGTTAATGCTAACTGGTTAAAGCTTAAAGAGTTAAATAACCAGCAAACAGCAGCTTTATCACCAAAGATCAGTTCAATAGGTGAAAAGTGGATTGGTCCATTCATTCTGGACAATGTCGAACGAAGTCGGGTGCTATGTAACTTTGTGGCCACAAATGGACTTTACACAGTTTCTTCAGGTGGAAATCAGGGAGCTGTAAACGTCACGATTGAAGTAGAAGTAACGCCGGTAAATGAATCGGGTGCAGCCATTGGTAATCCAATGCTAAAGCAGATCATTCTAAAGGGTTCGGCAAAGTCACGTCAGACAGTTGGCGCAACGCTGGATATGGTGACATTTCAAGGTCGCTGTAGTGTCCGTGCACGTCGTTTAACACCAACACCGGCGGTTACAACGGTAGTAGATGAAGTAAAGTGGCAGGCGCTTTATGGTGCTTATCCTTTGCAAAGCACAGTGTATGAACATGAAACGGTTTTTCGTGCGCGCACTTATGCAACCACTGGAGCTTTATCTGTTAAGTCCCGCAAGATCAATTTTGATCTTCAGCGGATGTTACCGACTTTTAAAAACGGCGCAATGACGACAGAGCTATTTCCAACATCAAGCTTTGCTGATGCATTGGTTTCAATGGCACTGGATGACAAGATAGGCCGCCGTACGATCGACGAAATAGATCTGGAAAATATCTATCGGACTTATAACGATGTAGTTGATTATTTTGGTACACCACTTGCGGCTGAGTTCTGTACTACGATTGATGATACAAACCTGTCTTTTGAAGAGCTGGTCACCAATCTATGTGATGCAGTTTTTTGTACCGCTTATCGACAAAACAACAAGCTCAAGCTTTATTTTGAACGGCCAACTGATAACTCGGTAATGCTGTTTAACTTCAGGAATATCATTCCAGATAGTTACAAGCATGATCTAACCTTTGGCGTGATGGATGACTACGATGGACTGATCTATGAATACACGGATCCGACCGACGATAGTCGTATCAATATCTATTTGCCAGACAAAGGAGCAAAGAACCCGAAAGAAGTGAAATCCGTTGGGGTACGAAACAAGTGGCAAGCTCATTTTAATGCGTACCGGATCTGGAACAAGCTTCGGTTTCAACGTAAATCCATCACCTTTGATGCGGCGCCTGAGTCTGAATTGCTTGTGCTACGTGACCGTATTGCTGTAGCAGATTATCGCAATGGTATTCATCAAAGCGGGGAAGTGGTACAGCAAGAGGGTTTAATCCTCACCTTAAGCCATGATGTAGATTTCATTGCAGGCAAGAGCTATGTGATCTATCTGCAAATGGGGGATGGTACCGTGGACCTAATTCCTATTACACCGGGTTCAGCCAAGAACAAAGTTGTTTTAGGGCGTTTACCGAACGGGGCCTTAAAGCTTAGTCCCGATGACTTTGTGAATACTATCTACACGGTAGTTAATGACGATACCAAAGGCTCATTACCTTATCTGGTTGCAAAAAGAGAACCAGCTGACCAGTTCTCTAATACAATTACTGCAATTAATTACGATGAACGTTATTACCTCAATGACAAGGACTTCATTGATGTACCGGTAGATGATTCACCGATTTATATTCGATATGACCAGCTTGATATTAATCTGGCACGTTTGTATCAGATGCAAAGAGGTGATTTACCAACGACTGGCGAAATCAGTTTTGTAGTTGAAGCAGGTGCACTAGTTTCAAGTTCAAGTTCTTATCGACCGGAAACCAGATTTGTCTATAAATTCGACTATAACTCTAGTCCTGCAAAACGAGAGTATATCGTTCCAGCTGCATCAGAATTACCTGCTATTGATACTGGTGAGTTCCCACCTGATCTCGTGGTAAATTTGACTATTAAAGGTGCTGTTGTTGGACGTGGTGGAGATGGCGGGTTGCCACATTTGGCATTTGGTGCATGGTCTACCGATCCGGATTATAACTTTACTAAACCCCGCCGTGACGGTTTTCAGGGAGCACCCGGTTTATTAAACCGGCACAGTAAACTAAACCTGATTATTGATGGTGGAACTCTGGCTCGAGGCGGCTCAGGTGGTGGAGCAACACCAAGCGGTATTTATACAGGATTATCGTATGGAGTTCAGGGTATTCCCGGTGGAGCTGGAGCACCTTTTGGTCGGGTTATGACCGGACAACCTATTACTAACGATTCACAAGACTGGCGTTGGTACTTAAATGGTGACTTTATGGTTGTCAAAGTAACCGATGCCGAAGCTTCGGTACCCGGTAAAGGTTACCGAACCCAAAATGATCGATATGGATCTCCATTGTCTGGTGATGGTGGAGGTTGGGGCCAGCGCGGTACCAAGTCCACCAATGATGGAACATGGAACTGGCAATACCATGGCACAACTGAAGGCCAGCCGGGGCCGGGTGGACCTGCAATTGTTGGGGTGGCACCACTTACAACTCAATTGATCAATGGAGGGAAAATTCTACAAACACTTTAAATCTTAAAAGAACTTTGAGCACCCAATTCGGGTGCTTTTTTATTGCCTAAATTTTCTGGAGATATAAATGGAACCAGTTTCAACAAGCGGTTTAACAGCAATTTTAAAATTTTATGGTGCAGCAATTATGGTGACGTTAGCGGTTGCTTTAGTTGCAGCAGTTGTATTGATGACACGTATGCCACGATCACCTCAAGAATGGGCAGTTGGTTTGATCTGTACGGTTGTATCAAGTTTGGCTGGCGGCTCATTCATTATTGTGAAGTGGGGACTTCATGAATGGGTTACTGATGTATGGGGGATGATTGCTCTAGGTGGGTTCTTCTTTGTTTGTGGTTTACCCGGTTGGGCTTTAGTCCGTTGGATTTTTAATTTTATAGATAAACAGGAAGGTAAAACGATCGTTGAAGTGATCAAAGAGTTTAAGAAAGCCAGAAAAGACATTGAAAACAGCTAATGCCGCCTTCGGGCGGTTTTTTACATCTGAAGGAAACCGAAATGAACATTGAACAATATCTGGACGAGTTAATTAAGCGTGAGGGCGGGTACGTAAACAACCCAGCAGATCGAGGCGGTGAAACAAAGTACGGTATTACTGAAGCAGTAGCACGTACTAACGGCTTTAAGGGCAACATGAAAGATTTACCGCTTGATGTGGCCAAAGCCATTTATAAAAAGCAGTATTGGACAGATCCGCGATTTGATCAAGTGAATGTAATTAGCTCGTTAGTTGCTGAAGAGCTTTTAGATACTGGGGTAAATTGCGGTACCGGATTTGCAAAACCACTCTTACAGCGTGCTTTAAATTTGCTGAATAACCAAGGTAAAGCAGGTTGGCCAGATTTAACAGTTGACGGAATTTATGGTCCAGCAACTCTTAATGCACTCAAAACTTATCTGGCCAAGCGTGGAAAAGACGGCGAAAAAGTCCTGGTGCGTGTTCTTAATATCATGCAAGGGCAACGTTACATTGAAATCTGTGAACGCAATCCTAGCCAGGAACAGTTTTTCTATGGTTGGATCGCCAATCGAGTTGTTATATGAAAGTCTTTCATTGCAGACGATCAAAGATAGCTTTAACAATTACATTGCTGTGCATTCTATTTTCAGGATGCACAGCTCATACGATCAATAGCAATGTCAATGTCTCAATTTGCGCTAGAGCATTATAAAAAAAAGCCCTGAATGATCAGGGCTATTTAATAAACTTCAATTCACATACTTCTACAAAGCTCGAGTAGTCTTATGTTTGTTATTGTATAGCTTGATAATCCTCTATCTTTCATCCTAGGGTTGTGCACATACTTCTATCCTTAAATTGTGTAATGAAATTTCTTCTGTTGTAGTTGAGAAGCTTTTCAATCTGTTAAAAGAATCCAAAAAGCATCAAATGAATAAAGAAACTACTTATTTAACTTGAATCATCATTTTCTGTTTACTAATAAATGAAAGTGCTTGGATGTATAGGGATTGTTTTTTTAATGTTATGTTATAATATAACCTTTTCTTAAAAAAGGGGGGGATTATGAAACCTTTGGCAGCTTTACCGTTAATTTTTATAGCAATTCAGCAAGTGCAAGCTGAGGAGAGAATTGCAATTTTAAAGCCTCTTGTTTTTAAGGCAAATGCATTAAAGGAAAAAAATTATGTGGTGGACAAAGAAAAAGTAGAAAGTTCCAATACAATAGGTGATGCTCTTAAAAATATAACAGGTATACAAAGTACTTCATTTGGACCCAATGCAGGTGCACCAGTTATACGTAGTTTGAGTGGAAATCGGGTTGGAGTAATTGAAAATGGAGAATTTATTAATGGAATGAATGCATTTAGTGGAAATATTAATATACCATTCGATCCAATTTTTATAGAAAAAGTGATAGTGAACAAAAATACAGATAATATTCGTTATGGCGGAAATGCAATAGGCGGGAGTGTTCAAATAGAATCGGGTTTAATTCCTAAAAAAATTGAAGAAAAGCCAAACAAATTAGATATTGTCTTTCGGAAAGGATTTAATGATTTTGATGTAAAGGGGTTCAATTTTAACATCAATGATCAAAAAAACTGGTCTACAAATATAAGATATTCAGAATATGAAATTTCTTCTTATAAAATTCCAGGAAATAGTAAAGCCAAATTATGTGAAGACCAGATTTTTTCAAATTCAGGTGGGATCAATAGTGCATTAGCAGCTTCCTGTCAAAAAGATAGTAGAGTCCAACATATTTATAACAAGTCGTCACAACCATACATAGATAAATTTATGACTGAGAATCCTGATTGGGCAGATGGCGATTTTTCTTTTTATACAGATAAGCCCACATCTATATGGGGAGGAAAAACATATATAAATCCAAAAAATCCAGAGTACATACCTAATACTCCGCAAAATACAATAAAAAAGATCAATACGGATGTTACACCAAATTATTTTAAAAAATTAGGTAACAGTTATGCTCAGAATGAGAATATTGGGTTTGGAACAACATACTTTTTTGATAAAGGTTTCATTGGATTGAGTGCAGATAAGAAAAAAAGTGAATATGGTGTACCAGGATTTTCATTACAAAATCAATCTTTTGCTGATTCTTATGAAACATTACCGGTTGGTGTGAAAATAGATCAAAATCGTTTTGTATTAAATTCCAATTTTATCCAACCAATTTCCTCTGCAGAAGAGATAAGTTTGAATTTTCAACAGCTTTCTAATAAATCTGGAGAATATGTTGGTACTGCAAAAGCTAATGAGTATAAAATTGATAATCAATTAATTGAATTAATAATGAAACAGTCATCCTTTAAGGGATTAGATGGGATACTTGGTTTTAGCCTTAAAAATAGGAATATCGAAGGAAGTGGTACTCAGCGCTATTTACCTAATGTAAGTACTATT